CCGGGATGAAGTCGCAGGCCACGCCCAACAATCTGAGCAAATAGCCCAGGGCTCATTGTCGCTCTCATGATCGCAATGGCGTCAACAGACTTGGCATTGAAACCAGTAGTCAAAACATCGCAGTTCACAAGCCAGCGCAGGTTCTGACTCTTAAAGTCACTGAGAATTCCACTGCGTTCGATTGGCAGTGTTTCACCAGTCACCAATCCAACCCGCTCGCCAGTCTGCTCTTCCAAAATCCTGACTACGTCTTCAGCATGCTTTACCCCAGAGGTAAAGACCAAAACCGACTTTCGATCATGACACTTGCCCACAGTTTCAAGGCACGCCGCCTTGACGTTGTCGACCATCCCAAAAACCGACTGCATGTCCGATTCGATAAACTCGCCGCCTCGAGTCTTAATGCGTTCAGTGTCAACTTCCGCTTCGGCCGGCTTGTTTGTGATCGGACAGAGAAAACCCTGTTCGATCAGATCACCAGTGAAGGCTTCATAAACAATTCTTTGAAACAGTTTAGTTCGTCCACACAATGGACCTTCACCGGTTCGGAATGGCGTTGCCGTCAGTCCAGTGACTCTGCACTTTGGATTCAACGCCCGAACTTCGCCAATAAACTGGCCGTACATCGATTCATCTTTTTCACTCACAAGGTGAGCTTCGTCGATGATGATCAGATGTCGTTCGCCAATATCAGCGGCTTTTTTGTAGATGCTCTGGATGCCAGCCATCAGAACATCGTGTGAAGTTTGCCGACTTTTCAGACCTGCTGAATAGATCCCGATGTCAACACTTGGCATCAACTCTCGAAGCTCCGCGGCATTCTGCTCAATGAGCTCCTTGCGATGCTGGAGAACAATCACCCTGCCGTCAAACTTGCGAGCCTGTTCGATCAGCAGGGCGATTACCAAAGACTTGCCAGCACCAGTCGGAAGAACGACCAAAGGGTTTCCTTGATCGTTGCACAGATAATTCCAGACGGCTAAGTTCGATCCAGATTGATACCAGCGTGGCTGAATCACAAGAACTCTCCATGCTTGTCGTGCTCCATCATTGATGAAGGCTGTTCTTCAGCAGGACGGCCCAATTCCTTCGGAACAACAACCACATTGCCTTCTTCCGTAAGTTCCACAGCCCTGATCACCTTATTTATTGGCATCTTGGCAATGGCTTCTGGCATAGGCTCTTTAGTCTTCTCAAGCCACCTTGCCTTCAGATCTTTGAGCGTTGTTTCCATTACGATCGATCCTTCAATGACTTTCGCATTTGTTCGCAGAACGAAAGAAACTCAGTGCTGAGTATCGGCAACCACCAAGAGTCTCCGAGTTCTGCTGACGTCCTTTCCGCTGCTACAGCCATTGCCCGCAAAACGCTTTCAAGCTTTTCCAACTCCGGACCGGCTGCCGCTTCTCTTCGAGCTTGCTCAGCCTCCTTTTCGAGCCGTCGTTTCTCGGCCGCCTCTGCTTCTGCCTTGGCTCTCAGTTCAGCCTGATGCTTTTGCAATTCCTCCTGCTGGCGTCGCATTTCAGCACGGTCTGCTTCGATCGATTCACGTTCAGCGCGAAGGATTGCTTCGTCGGCCAAACGCTGGCGTTCTATTTCTTCAGCGCGGATCCGGAGCTCATAAGCCTGGCGTCGAATCTCTTCTTGTCGAAGTGTTTCCAGCCGATCAGCCTCTTCTTTCGCTTCTGCAGCGACGCGGCTTTCCTTCGCAAAATAAAACTCGAACTCATCATTGGCCATTGCGCCAAGTGCCGCCAAGTCCGTGACAGCAACACCGGCAGAAGATAATCGAGAAACACGCTCATTAAGGACAGCAGCCTTCGCCGCTTCTTTAGCCTGCTTCTCTTTCATTTTCTCCGCTTCGTAGTTTTCTCGCTGTGCCTCCAATCGAGATTCAACTGCGCTGATTCTTTCTGTCAATGTCTTGGCAGTAGCGTTCACCGTCCGCTGGTAATGCAATGCCCCTTCGTTGAGCTCTTTTCGCTTCTTATCGAGGTCAACGCGGAGTCTCTTGACGGCCTTGTGTGCCTCTTCAACTTTTCCAATCCCATCCTCAGCGACGGTCAGGTTTCCGTATTCGATCACCATTTCAATCATCGGCTCAAACGATGCCAGCGCGTCGACCGCCTGCTCTGTCATCGTTCGAGGTTTGCTTTCAACAATGCTCATATCTTCCCCTTCAGAGTTTCAAACTTGTCTACCCATTCATGCGTTGCGGCGTGCCAGCAATCGCGATATGTGCCGTCAAGCTGACGGCGTGTAATTTTTCCAGCACTAAATGAGTTCAGCGCATTCCATTCCTGTTGCCCATGAGCAACGTCAGCAATATGGACAGGCTCCAAATCCACCTTAAAAAGGCCCAAAGCAGTCCTCAGAACGACGTCCGCATATTGCTGCTTTTTTTCTGTCTCTTCAGCCTTGTAATGTCGAGTAATTTCACCACTCAGGATCTCGTGACAGTCATGGACCAGTGCCCAAAGTTGTTCCGCACGAGCAAGTTGAGAGCACATCCACCAGACCTCGAGCGAGTGTCGGCAAACTGTGCTTTCCGGATGTTGACCGCCGAAGCGGTAAAGCCTGTGAAGGCAGTCAGCGACCCATTGAGGATCGCTGACACACCTTTCGGCCCACTGATCGACCTCAGTGACGAATCCCATTACCACGGCCTTTGTGTTGGCGCTGCTTCAGTCGGTTCAAACGCCTGTTCGACTAAGGACTTTTCAGCGACTGGTGGTGCTGTGTTCAGCCGGGCTTTGTACGACTTGATCTCGCTGCGTGGGTTTCCGTTTTGATCGGTGCCCATTTTGACGACAGCAAGAAAAGGAGTTTTCATTGAGCCGTCGATAACGTCTTTGATTGACGGGTCTGGATTGCGTGTCGTCAAAGCAATCATCGCCTTCAACTGCGAGCGTCCGATTCCCTCTGCTTTTGCTGACTTGTTCTTCACGTTGAAGCCATCGAACAAAGTTCGATTCATGAACTGCCCGCCGGCAATCTTATATTCCACATTCATTCGCTCGCCGGTGCCGTCCTTGGTCGGCTTCTTTTCCATCTTTACAACCACAACCGGATATTCTCCAGGCGGTACAGACTCGAAAGAACTTGCCTCAACTTTGTCTAACTGGTAGTCGCCAAAATCGCCCATAACTCACTTCTCCAAAGAAAAACAAAACTACTCAAACACCACAAACACACGTTGATTTACTTAGGCCAAAACGACTGATACGCCGCCCACGAAAACTCAATTTCTTCCGGCATCGCCAAGCGGTTCTTTGCCCGGACTGCTGCTGATTCGCAGGTGCGGATATATCGCTCTGTTCCGCCGACTCCGATGGCTCGTTCTTTGTTAAATCCCTGATCCTCTTTGCGAACGAAGACGCGATAAGAGGCAAACAAAACTTCGTCGGCCCACTCCTGCCAGGCTGCTGAAGCAGCGTCATGCAACGCGGGTTGATAGCGATCGAAGGAATCCTGATCGGGGCTCTCAAATCGCTTCACTTGAGCATGGGCCAGCAACACAATTGCCATCTTTCGCTCGTTGCGAAGATGCTCCAGTGCGAGCATTACGCGGTCCCAAAATCTAAGAGCCTGCTTGTATCCGGCCCCATATCCAATGTCTGCGATTGAATCCTTGCCGGCCGCTTTGGCAACCTCGTGATGAATGAGCGATTCAAGCCAGTCCATCGAGTCAATGACAGCGGTGAAAAAATCATGCTTCTGAGTGCCGAGCCAAACGAGAGCTTCCATCACCTGCTCAAACGTGGTCAGGTGTTGCGTTCGCTGACAATCGATGTTGTTGAGCCCATCCTCCAGATTGAGGATGACTGCCCCTGGAGCCTGCGCAGCCCATGTGCTTTTTCCAATGCCATGCGTCCCGTACAGCATGCACTTGCGAGGAGCTTTCACCTTGCCGCTGATAATCTTCATTTCTCTTCTTTCCGTTTCAAATGACACTCAGAACACAACACTCTCAAACCATCCGATTCGCAGAACAGCCGATCGGCGAACACGCTCAGATCGGCAAATGATTTCAATGAGCCACAGGGCTGGACGTGATCAACTTCGACCTCTTTGCGTGCAAACCATCCTTCGCATCGCTGGCATTGGAATTCCCATTTCAGTCGTTTGTTGTCGCTCTGGCTTTTGCGCTTCACAACATTCAGTGCGTGCCTCACTAACGGAGGCCAGCGACGCGACATCTGACGAAGACCAGAGCGAATGAACCCCCAGAATGCCGCTTCAGTCCACTCACCACCGGCGCGAGTTCTTTCAACCCTGTTTGTCTTCGCCTTGCGAACCACTTCAATTCCTTATGTAAGATCCCGGATACTCAGTGCCGCAAAGCCTGCCGGGCCAGTCGGAGTTAACGCATTTTCGACCCGTCTCCGAATGGGTCACCTGTGAGGCCCTCCGTAGCGCAAGCCTGTCGAAGCCTGCACCAAACAATGCCACGGAGGGTGTATTCAGTCGCAATCGCTGTCAGTCGCTTCCTGCTCTCTCTTGATTGCGTCATGGACTTCATGCCGATGAACTGGCACGTCACGCGGAGCAGCAACTCCAAGCCTGACTTTGTCACCCCTGATCTCAATGACCATTACTCTGATGTTGTCACCGATGCAGATTTCCTGATTGGCTTTGCGAGACAAAACGAGCATGCTGACCTCCTTGTTTGTTGTTTCAACATGACCTGCCACGCCTTCATTGGCTTGCGTAGGCCACACGTCGGCTTCTTCGTCCGATAGTGGCAGGCCATGAGTGATTCCGAGTCCCGCCACCACAGCAGGACTCGCCGCTGGAAACATTCCAGCGGGATCTCCTCACATGAATAGAAATCCGGTGGCCCCCCTTGAACGGACCGGTTAGTGATCACTTCCAAATGTTTGCTTCGATTGCACCAGCGGCCATGATGCCAGCAATCACAGTGCAACCGATCGCGAGTAGTTCATTGAGCATTTGCCAGCCTCCTTTGTTTTTGAGCGTACAAGGCAATTAAGATATTTTTTTTCCCCGCTTCGCTGTGCAGACATCCGCACGAGCGAGTATGCCCGTTCTGAATTCGCACACGCAAAACTTTGCGGGTCTTCCCACACTTGCACTGGCACAACCATTGGCTGTATCGCTTGCCGTTTCTTACTTGGTACTCAACTTGCCAGAGCGGCTTCAGCAGTGAGTCTTTTGGCGGAATTGGCTTATCTGGCTTTCCGGGCCTGATGCCTTTCATTGCTCCGTTCCTGCATACTCAAACTCCTGATCTCGCGGCAAAGAAACGATTACGACACCTGGCAGCGAGTTGACGTATTCACGCTGTTGGCGATATGTCTCAGGAGTCCAGTTTTCCTGCACAAGCAACTTTGCAATGTTGATTGCAGCCGACGTTGCCACATCTGCGCGTGTCAGTGGTTTCTGAGTTTTGGTTTGCATGTTGACTCTCAATCCAGTTTTCAATTTGTTTGCGTGACCATCGTGGAGATGTCCCGAGAATCAAAGGCTCTGGCAGTGCCCCGTTAGCTCTCAGCGTGTCCAGTTGTCGCTCCGAAACTCGCAAGTGATGTGCAAGGTCATTTCGCGACAGAAGCATTGGCGGTTCAGTTGTTGGCTTCTTCATGTGTCACCCTTCGAAAGCTCCGGGTGAGCGAGAGCGAGAATTCGAAGATCTCGCGACGTTTGCGGCCTGTTTCGATGCAAAAAAAAAGCACCGCGAGATTTCTCGCAGTGCTTTAGTTTCTTTGCTCAGTGGGCCGGATTATGGGCCAGAGGTTTCAAAACTGACGTATTTCACTGGTGAAATACGATTGTTTCGAGTCCCTACGGGGTAACTGGTTTCAGGCATAAATGCCGCGTTTTCAGTGTTTTTCAGCAGTGAGTGGCCCATTCTGTGGCCCACTGCTGCTCTCTTCTGTGATCTGCTGGGCCGGATTTTGGGCCAGAGATTGGGCGTTGAACTTGTCGAAGTGGTGATCGTCGACTTGAGCGTAGTTCGTGACCTGAATTTTTACGCTGTGTCCGATCCAGTTCGCAACGACGTGAGCAGAGATTCCACGGTCCAACCAATCTGTCTCGCAGCTCGCCCGCATGTTCTGGAATAGCTTTGGCCATGGTGAGATTCCGGCATCAGACAGAATCTTCTTCATGGGCTTGTCGAGGTTGCTGTTTGATTTGGTGTATTGAGTAATCACCTGATCGGTCTTTGGGGCTTGCTCAAACGCATCGCGCAGGATCGGGTAGATATCTCCGATCGGTACATACCGGTGATCTCGTCCCTCGTGATGTTTCGTTTTGGGCGACTCAACCAGCATCTTTCCAGAGTCCCAACGAACACCGCTCCACTTCAAATGATAGATTTCGGTCTTTCGCAGTCCTGCAAATCGCCACAGCGAAACCATGAGCTTCCATTCTGTGGACGGGCAAACCTCAATTATTTTCCGTGCCACATCAGGCTTCACATAGAAATCTCGCTTGCGGTTTTCCTGCGTTGTTGAGACTTCTCCAGAAAACGGATTCTCTGTCGATACGCCTTGTTTGATGGCAGCATTGAAGAACATTTTCGCGCAGGCCATCACCGATCGAATCGTGTTCTCCATCAACGTGCGATCACCGACGGGTTGATCCTCGAGCCACAGACGAAACTTCTCGACATCAACTTCCGTGATTCCTCGGAGATCTTGATCAACCCCGAAGAATTTCACGATGTGAGCCTTCGCGGCTTTCCACTTCTTTTTTGTGCCTTCGGCCGCAGTCTTCCGTGAGGAAGTCCGGCCGCGTTCAATGTGGTCAGTCAGGAACTTATCGAGCGGCGGAAATTCCTGATTCTCCACGAGGCCCACCCGCATCAGTTTTTGATAGAGCGGCTTTTCAATCGTCGGCAACCACAATGCCGTCTGCCTGGCCACTGGTTGCCCTGATGCTTTGGCGCTGGCCAGCTCCGCAACGTGCCGGCAGATTGATTCAGCCGACGGCTTTGACATCTTCCCGAGGCGAATCGTTTTCCTGATGCCCTGACCGTCAATAAACCGAATCCGCCAACCGTTGGCCCCGTCTTTTCCTACTGCTGCCATCTGTATTCCTCTGCGGCCTCTCTGCTTTCGGGCCTGCGATCTCGGATTGAAGCCTCCATTGCCCTGCGGATGCCTGGATTGCGGCTCACAGTGCACCGCGAAACACCCAATTCATCTGCAATTTCCTGATAACTTGACGCCCCGCGGGCAATCGCGACAACCGCCAAAGCGACCCGCTGGTCTTTCTTTTGCTTCGGGTCCGATGAACGTTTTGGAGTGTCTTGAGACTCCATATTGCGCACGATGCGTTTCAAAAGCCTGACAATCTGCTGGAGTTCGTTTGACATGACGCGAACCTTCACGCACACTGAAGTGCGTTCCGAAGAGACTTTCCCGGGTAGGGAGTTTTGAAGGGACAAACGCCTGATCGAGTCTGCCAGGATTCGATCAGGTAAAGACATCATCAGGGCCAACTAAGCCCCACGAATCACAGGCTTCAGAGACTGCCAGGTTTCTGAAGCCTTTTTCGTTTGATGAATCCAATAAAAAAGCCTGAACATCCATTGCGGGTAACGGTCCGCGCAGGAAGCTCAGGCTTTGTGTTCTCAATTGAATTGTGGCACTGACCTCCCTCATTGCCGTTACGCAGGGATGTCCTTGCTCGGCCGGTAATGTATAAACACATTTCCTGAACGTCAATACACACTACAAGAGATTCCATATACACCACAATCGCACATAGGATTGCAATGAAATTGAAAAGAAATGAAGATGGAAGCATGGGACGGAAGGGCCAACAATCCGTAAGGAAATTTACTGACGAGGAAAGAAAACTCGTCGACGTGGCAATGCGCATTGATGCCATGGATAGCGATGCACAATGGGTGACTCGTGCCGCCGTAATGTGGGCGCGAAAAGTCATTGCTGACGATGCTGGGCTGCTAAGAAAAATCAACGAGATTGTGCAATCTCGGACTGAGGATTAACTGGAGAAGCTCGACCAATGGGAGCCTCTGAACTCGCGATCGAATATTGCCGTCGCGTGCCAGTGATTATTTGTCGCCGTCATGGGGTAGATTTCTGAGCCGTTAAATGTCACCGATCTCCGATCGGCTGCAATGCGTTTTGTATGTTGGGATTTTATCCAACACGCAACAGCTCGCAAGAGTCTTTGCGAAGATTGATTGACGCGCCAATGAACCCCCAAGATGTTGTGGGGCATTCAGACTTACGTCGACAGCGTACCGATCGGGACAACTCTCTGTCGATTTGCAGATTCAGCGGCCTGATGTCCCGAGCGGGATTTGCCCATCGGAGTTCCGAACCGCGTTTACTTTTCCAATGATTCGCCGGTCACACGATGCCAGATCGCCGCACAGGCCATCATGATTCCAGTTTGATATTCCATGTTCGCTACGTCTGGGATTTCCTCGCGAAGACGTTCCGCTGACCGATACAGATTCAGCAGTTCGGCTTTCCAGCGGCTATCGGGACGGCTCATTTTTCGTTCTTCGATCGTCATCAATTGCCCCAACAGAGCTATGGTAGATCCGCTGGTTGTTCTGAAACGCCTTTGGTCCCCGCTTATGGCTCTGGCGGCAGGGACGGTCGATTGAGTATAGCCTCGCGCCACGCTGGCACTCTCACGACTCGGTTGCTCCATTGGCAACTGTGCAACTCAGCAGAGGACAGTTATACCGATGCTCATTTGACTTGATGGGATTCGAACCCACGGTGCCCGATCACCAGCGATGACCATATAGGGTCGCCTTCTCCGGTTTGCCTCTTGCGAGACTTTCAGCCTTCACCTCTCAGCCACAAGTCAACCCAACTCAGCTTTAGTTGGCATGGGATCGTTTTGTACGGG